TACTTGATTGGGAAGAAGCCCAGCCTGTTAAATTCATCAAACTTTGGCTTTCTATTTCAGAGGAAGAACAAAAAGATAGAATTAATAATAGGCGGACTAGTCCTCTCAAGAATTGGAAGTACTCGCCTAATGATGCAGTAGCTTTATCACAATATAACCAACACACTATTCTTAAAGAAAGAGTACTTACCACTTGTGGAGAATGGAACACTATTAACTATAATGACAAAGAAGAAGGGCGTCTATCTTTAATCACAAGAGTAGTGCAAAAACTATATGCTACATAACAGGAGAAAACTAAATGGAAGAAATAGACATTTATTATCTGGCGTTCCTAGGGTTCGCCATACACATGACATGGGTAGTAGCAAAACGACATGGCATTAGTCAGACACTAGACTACTTACGGGAGAAGGGTGAGATAGACTTTGACGACTGAAAAATAATTCTTGACATGGTGGTATAATTTTGGTATAATTATATAGTGAAATTTATAAAATTTTACAGAATTTAAGCGGGCTCGTAGGGGAGTCCCATAATAAAACCCTACAACATGTCTGGCACGAGTAGGAAACAAAGCTTTCCGAGGGCGAGGTTAGGAGTACCACTTCCACCAGTGGTCGGGTTTGTTAGACATATTTATAATAACCGAAGTATCGAAAGAACTTCACAGGGTGTGCCGAAAGGACACCACAAAGGAGAAACCAAATGACTGGATTAACAGCATTAAACTTTAATGATTTCGACAAATTATTTGTCGGATTTGATCGCTTGCACAATGAGCTAACGAGGAGAGCGGAGACTTCCCCTCTTACTAATTACCCTAGATACAACCTAGTGGCTATCGGAGAAGATGCATATCGCATTGAGATGGCGCTGCCAGGCTGGAAAAAGGACAACATTGATATCAAGCAACACAAGAATAAACTTACCATAGAAGGTAATGAAAAACAAGAATTAGATTCTGATGAGGAACGCTATATCCATAAAGGATTAAGTGGTAAAACCTTTAGTAGAATCTTTACGCTTGGCGACTGGGTAGAAGTATCTGACGCAGGATTTAAAAATGGTTTATTAGTAATTAATCTACAGGTGAATACACCTGATGCAGAGAAGCCGAAGAACATAGTAATCGGCTAGGAGAACGAAATGCAGACAGCAAAACGATTCTTGAATCGTTATGCAAGTATGCAAGCGTTTCAAGAAATTAAAGCAAAATACTGTCCCAATGGACAAACTTGTGAGGTAGTCATTATGATGGGAATTTTAATTGGATTTATGTACACAGCAATGTTACCCCTAATGTAATTATGATTATATCAGACGACGCACTAGCAAAGTTACAAGAACGAAGAGCCTCAAGTGAAACTTGGGGCATTCGCCTTTCTATAAAAGGTGGAGGTTGTGGAGGCTATACATATGAGTTAAGCTACGAAGATATGCCTAGTTTAACTGATATAGTATATCAAAACATAATAGCAGTCGATAGTTATAGCGATAACTATCTTAAAGATGCCACATTGGAGTGGCAAGTAAATGGAGTACAAGAAGAATTTGTAATTCAGAACGAACAATTAGAAAATGGACGCTGTGGCTGTGGCGAAAGTTTTTACACGGACAAAATATGAAAATAAGCAACGAAGGAATAGAATTAATTAAGCACTTTGAAGGGTGCGAGACAAAGGCATATAAATGTCCAGCAGGTGTTTGGACTATAGGATATGGACACATAAAAGGAGTGCAAGAAGGCGACGTAATAACAGAGACTCAGGCACACGAAATGTTAGTAGAAGAACTAAATGAGTATGAAAACTATATACATGATTTAGTAAAATGTCCTCTAAACCAAAACCAATTTGATGCATTAGTATCGTGGGTATTTAATCTAGGGTCAGGCAACTTATCGTCGTCTACCTTATTGAAAGTATTAAATGCGGGCGACTATGCAGGAGTTCCAGCACAGATAATGAGATGGAACAAAGCAGGTGGTAAAGTCCTAGAAGGACTTACTAGAAGAAGACAAGCCGAGGCAGACTTATTTGGAAATTAAATTTGATGGTACGACTTATACTATAAGTCAACATATGTGGGACGCTATGTGCGCACAAGCAACAGAGCGTAAAATGACCATTGATGAGTATCTAGCTGAAGCATTTACATTATTAAGGAAACAAAAATTAACAAAAAAATTAAGTTTGGAGCAGGACACTATAAACCGCTCCCAGACGGATTAACTATAAAGCCTAGCAAAATAAATAGATTAGGCTTATATACTTTAGAGCCTCTAAAGGCGGGTATTTATTTAGGAGAAACACATATTTGGGAAACAAATAGGTGGGACTGGATAAGAACGCCATTAGGAGGATTTATTAACCATAGTTCAGAACCTAACTGTTTTATAAGTACGAATATACACTACCACGATGGACAACAAAGAGAGTTATATACTGTAAAACCAATAGAAGCAGGAGAGGAACTAGCAGTCTACTATACAGTAGGATATGATGATATTTTATGAGTCTAAATAATACACTAGAAGAAGAACTACGCGTAATACTTTGCGAACAGAAAAAAGAGATTAACTCTCTTAATCAAAACATTCTACAATTAAAAAGAATGATTGCAGAAGAAACAGAGGCGAAGTATAGAGCTTATGTTAAAGTTGCAGATTTACAAAAGGAAAAAAATGGCAGATAAAAAACAAGTACACAGAATTGAGCTAGTAGTACAACTAGACGATACAGATGTTGGAGAATGGGTAGAAGAAATTCATAGAATGAACAATGAAGTTGTAGTTAATGTAACAAGTAACCCAATACGAATAATCAGCTCAGACACAACACCTTTAGATTTAGAACAATTAGAGAATAAGTGGATTAAAGATATTATTAATGAGTGGTAACGCACACAAGTGTAGGCTCAATAATCTACGAGTAGCCATTAGGGCAGTAGAGGCACAACAAAAAGTCTCTAATAGTCCTACATTACGGCAAAGCCTTGAGGACGAGTTAATCGACCTTCGAGAAAGAATGGAGAAATTGGAGTATGGCACAACCTAGCGAACAGTTTAGCGGCGACATGAGCCGTAATGAGGTAGAGATAGACCTTAACAAATTCATGGCAATGGTTTCTGAAATAGGGGAACTAAAAGCAAAAATAATGGAAATGGAGAATGAGAGAGAACCAGATAATCCATGGCAAAAAGCAATATGGTTCTCACAAATGGTAGACTCTTGGCGTATATTCCCAAGAGCCTTTTTAAGTGTTTATATGTTCCTGTTGTACTATTGTACAATGTGGTTCATGGAACTAGAAGTTCCAACATTAGAACAATCGGGGTTGATTTCGATAGTAGTAGGAGCAGGCGCAGCTTGGTTTGGACTATATGCAGGAACAGCTAAAGACAAAATTAATAGTAAGTAGTAAATAAATGAAAGTAACAATATGCAGTAAAGATAACTGTGGTTATTGCACTAGAGCAATACAATTAGCAAAAGAAAAGAAAGTCGACCTTCAAGTTTTGAAATTAGATGTCGACTTCACAATGGAGTGGCTGCATAGTACCTTTCCTACTGCCCGAACATTCCCCCAAATAATAGTAGATGGCGAAAATATTGGGGGATATACTGAATTTAAAGCATTATTTGAAGATTGGAGAGATGGTACAGTATGGGAAAGAAAAAAATCTGAATCAGAATTAATGCAAGACAAATTAGAACCTATTTATCACCCAACACAGTATGATGAATCTGATGATATTGAATCTACTAAACTTCTTTCGAGAAGAGAAAAGGTGTTATTAGACCCACTTGGTGCGAGTCAGAAAAGCGATAAAGAATGGTTGACAAAGCAGTAGTAGTCTTAATCATAGTAGGAGTTCTAGCTTTATTAGCACTACCGCTATTTTTTCCTGAATATATGATTTTACACTATACCCTTCTTACACCATCATTTGTTTTATGATAGAGATATTTCAAAATGTCTTAACAGAAAACCATAGAGAACAGTTCTATATGCACGCTATAAGTGCAAATTATAAAATTGGTTGGGACGATACTTCTACATTTGAACACAGACAGTACCCCTGCTTACATAGTGATATAAATAGAGCAGACTGGAGAGAGCTAGATTTCGTGGAAGGTATACAGAATGAACCCATGAAAAAATTAGTAGAAAACTTAGCTTTTAATAAAGCAGTAATAAACTTAGTAACGCCTTCTTCAATTCAATTTCCACATACACACGGAGATTCAACAGTAATAACTTATTATATTAATCCAACTTGGAAAAAAGAATATTATGGAGAAACTATTTTTTATGACCATTCTATGACACACTGTATTGGTACAGCATTATATGAGCCAAATGGTGCAGTTTGTTTTGATGGAAATATCCCTCATTCAATTAGACCAGCCTCTCATGTAGCTCCAAGTTATAGATTTAGTTTGTCAATATTCTATCGTCAAAAGAATTTTATTGAAGAAGTAAAAAACATTTCTTGACATCGCCCTCAAAATTTAGTATAATATAACTATAAATATCTTATAATTAAGGAAAACATAAGAAATGGAAAAAAGAACTCCAAGAGTAGTATTACAAGAGAGTCCAAGAATTACAGTATGTTTTCCTAATACATATACAAACGAACAAGTAGATATATGGTTAGCTAAATGGTTAAAAGATAGACAACAATTACACTAAAGGACGGAATGACAGACACAGAACAAAAACAATTTAACGATTACGGAGAGTTCGTAATCAGCACAACATCAGACGAAAGCCTGAACACACAACATTTAATCGGTAAACTATACGATTTAAAAAACAACCACCCACACACAGAATTTTCTCAGCTATTAACTGCATCAATCGGTATGCAAGCTGAATCAGGAGAGTTCTCAGAAATAATCAAAAAGATTATATTTCAGGGTAAAGAATTCAATCAGCAGGAACGTTTCCATCTCATGCGTGAGTTAGGAGATGTTTTGTGGTATTGGGTGCAAGGCTGCAAAGCACTTGGGTACACACCTCAACAAGTAATGGAAGAAAATATTAGAAAATTAGAGAGCAGGTATCCAAACGGGTTTGAAGCAGTGCGTAGTGAAATACGCAAAAAAGGAGACATATGACAGGAATGAAAGTATTGACAGAACAGTATCATACTTTTCAGAGTGATGCTCGCATATGCGAAGTATGGAAAACACCCGAAGACGAGTGGGCAACTAGACACTATATAAAAGACAGAGGTCGCGTATGGATAAAAGATATTGTACACAAAGGACACAGCGAACTCTGGGCAGAAAGTGCCGCAGAGAATTGGGTACTAGAAGTAGGAGGCAATGAGTGGTAGATATATTTTTAACAATATTTTTAGTTCCTTTTATAGCATTTAAGTTTGCTTTTGCTTTTGCTGTTTGGTACTATGGTATAGCATGGCTAATAAGTTCAGAGAAATGGGAAGAAATGGCGAGAAGTTTAAAAGACTTATGGCGATAAATAATAATAAGTTCAATGAAGATATAATTCTAACTAGAGTTGAGAATTACATAGATAGTACCTATACTAAACACTATGGAAAAGGAAAGGTTCAAACTACCGAAGTTACTTTCGATTCAGGACATGGAGAAGGTTTTTGTATTGGAAACATACTTAAATACGCACAGCGTTTTGGGAAGAAAGAAGGTAGAAACGAAAAAGACTTATACAAAATTATTCACTATGCAATAATACTTTTAGGGGAAATGCATAGAGAGGAAGAAAAAGAAATTAGAGAATATGAAGACCACATGCAAGAAGGAGTAGAGTAGTGGTAATAAGAACGAAATCACACGAAAAACTAGATTCTGCTAACTTACAAAGAGTATCGGAAGCACTAAATAGTGAAAAACCTATAACGAAGAAAGAGGCATGCGAGATGCTAAATATTACATATAATACTACTAGGCTAAACAGAATACTGGAAGAGCATAGAGAAACTATAGATTATAGAGATAAACGCAAGTCCCAACTAAAAGGAACAAGAGCTACAGAGGCAGAAATAAAACAAGTAATAGAGTGGTACTTAAACGAACACCCTGTTTCTGCTATAGCGAAGTCTATGTATCGTTCTTCAACCTTTGTAAAAAATATAATTAATAGAGTAGGTGTACCAGAGAAAAGACCTAAAACAGAACAAGGCGGAAGAAGTAAGATAGGATATTTACCAGATGAGTGTGTATCTGAAACTTTCGAGGAAGGAGAAAAGGTCTGGTGCGCTAGATATGACCTTCCAGGCATAATTAAAAGAGAAACTATACATGAGTCTACAAATTATGTAGAAAAATATGGTGGCAGATGCTACCAAGTATATGTAATACAATTAACAGATTTTGAGAGTCCTTACTTTGGCTATCAAAAATATGGTGGGTTTAATTCTCACGCAATAGCTTACGACTTAGGTAGTCTAAAGCATTTAGAAAAGTACGGCGCAGAAATATAAGGAGAAATTGCATGGAGCCATGGACAATAATAGTGTCCCTTTGGTTAACTACGTGGCTTATGATAATTTGGAGAACACACTCCATTAGCATGCACCTCATAGAAAAAGACCCTAGAGGAGACTATATAATTAAGTATAAAATTGTACACTTTATAGTATATGCGCTAGGAATTTTTGTCATAACTCCGTTTATATGGCAAGTAGCTATATTTGAAAATACTCGCAAAAGGTGGGTAGTAGCTTATGTTAACGGAATTTTAGGAAAAAAGAAATGAAACAACAAATTAAAGATGCATTGATATTAGGATATCAAGGTGATATAGCTAGAGCAAACGCAAATATAGAAGTATATTTACGAAGACCAGTAGGAATTGGAGAACACCCAGACATAATGGCTGCAATAGATTCTGAAGTGGAAAAAGCTGCACATGCTCAAGAAAAGCTTGAATATGTCGACCAATTAAAAGAATATTAATGCACAAATTGGTAAGGAACTAGAAAATAGTTCTTGACTTGGCATCTATTTTTATATATAATATACATACAGATAGATTTTATTAACAAATACTTGAAACTTATTTAAAGTTTCGAGTTACAAAAAAGGAGACGCGCATGGCTTGGACAGACGAATCTAAAGCACAAGCGGTTGAACTTTACACAGAAGCAGAGCCAACTCCAGAAACTTCAATGGAGATTGTAAAGGATATTGCTGACGAATTAGGGGAAAGCCCTAATGGAGTCAGAATGATTCTTACTAAGGCTGGTGTATATGTAAAGAAAGCTCCTGCAGCTAGAGCCTCATCATCTAATGGTAGTGGCACAGCTAGAGTAAGCAAGGCAGATGCACAGAACACCCTCAAGGGTGCTTTAACTGATGCAGGTCAAGAAAGTGATGATGACATCATTGACAAATTGACAGGAAAAGCCGCTATTTACTTCGCAGGTGTTATCAACGCAATAAACAACTAATACTAACCATTACTAAAAGGAAAGAGTTTTCTTAATAGTAATGGAGTATTATAGTGAAAAAAGCTGAGTTCATCAGAACAGTAACTAACTGCGGGGACGCAGTTATAACGTACCGAAGTACAAACTCACGCAAGTTAAAGTACAATGTTTGCACATTAGACTTTGACAACAAATATATACAAAGTAAAAAGAATCGTGCCAAAGAAACAGCGGATACGGTTCTTTTATTTTGTTGGGATACAGACTCTTATCGTCTGTTAATGCCTAAAAATGTAACTAACATTCAGCCACTTAGTTCAATACTGAGGAACAAGCGATGAAGTTATATGAAGCACCTGAAGTATACGAAAAGATTATTTCAGAAAATGAAGAGGCAACAGAACAGATAAGACTAACTATTAACACATTTCGTGAAATAGAGTACTTACATCTAAGAAAATATTACCTCGACTTTGATGGCGACTTTAAGCCGTCCAAAGATGGGGTAGCGATGAAACTAGATTTTGAAAATTCAAGAAAATTATTTGAAGGACTAGTAGAAATATTGTCATTAGCAGAAGCTAAAGGTATCTTGGAGTCTCACTTCAAAGATATTCTAGACCAAATATACCTACCCTGAAAATAGTTCTTGACACGGCTTTCAAAATTTAGTATAATATAGTAATGGAGAATTTAAAAGCAGTATTACAACAAGCGGCAGACGACTACTATAATGGAAATCCTACCATGTCGGACGCAGCTTTTGATAAATTAGCTGAGGCGTCGGGCTACGAAGAAGTGGGAACTTCTAGTAGTGGAAACCGAGTATCTCATATGTATCAAATGTACTCATTGCAAAAAGTTTTCTCTAATGAAGCTAGTACGAAAGACCCGTTTAATAACTACAAGGGTGCAGTAGTTGTCAGTCCTAAATTGGACGGAGCTGCAGTTTCATTATTATATGTCAATGGAGAATTTAATCGTGCATTAACAAGAGGAGATGGAAAGAAGGGCTTGAATATTACAAGTCATATATCCACATTAGTTCCTAAATATCTAGACTTCGGTTCAGGTATTCAGAATATAATCCAAGTTACTGGCGAAGTAGTTGCTCCAAAGACACTCAAAAATGCTCGCAATTATGCTGCGGGCGCACTCAATTTAAAAGACACAACAGAGTTCCAAACTCGAGACCTACACTTTATTGCGTATGGACTACAAGAGTCTTGGAATGAGTTGTGGACTGAAGATTTAGTATTTTTGTCGGAATCTGGGTTTGATACAGTTACGCAAAGTAATTGGACACAATACCCAGATGATGGCTTAGTCTTTAGAATAGACTCTCATTCAGAGTTTAACGAACGAGGACACACCTCACACCACCCACGCGGAGCATATGCTCTTAAACAAATACAGAAAGGAGTAGAAACTACTCTAAATGATGTTGTTTGGAATGTAGGTAAGTCAGGAGTTGTCTCTCCAGTAGCTGTTCTAGAACCTATAGAGATTGATGGCGCAATGATTAGTAAAGCAACTTTACACAATATGCGTTATATAGTAGACTTAGACCTAGAGATAGGTTGTCGAGTTGAAGTTATACGAAGTGGGGAAATTATTCCTCGCATAGTTCGGAGAGTATAATGTCAGAAAAGACTTTATTAGGGAACAAAAAACAAGTAGTAAACAAACAAGATTTTGAGAAATCAAACAGATGGCTTAAGTCTGCAACACCTAAACAAACTACAGATTGGTATATAAAATGGGTTGCTAGTATATTTATTCTTACAGGAATGTCCATAAGAGGACTAGAAGGTCTTCAAACATATGACTTAATAGTATCTATTATAGGTGTTTCATTATGGTTATGGGTAAGTATTCTTTGGAATGATAGAGCTTTAATCATATTAAACGGCGTTGGTGCAACACTTCTAGCAAAGAACTTAATAACCACATGGGCAGTATAAAAATGAAAATAATTAATATAATGGGTACTTTAGCGGGTTTCGCTGCTCTAGTATTAACTATGAACCTTCTGGCTGAAACACCAGTCGAACCGAAAGAAAAACACCCCTCAGCACACTCACAGGTTTGCTGGTATGTAACTAAATATTATGACATAAATGGTGATTTAATAACTTCTTCTGCTAAAGAAACAGATTGTAAAGATATTACTCCAACAGTTCATGGGAATACGAATACTTCCCCAATGTCAACACCAGAAGCAGCTGAAGCAATGGCTAGGATTTTTGGACAGACAGCTCCAACAACAAGCACTATGGGGACAAATTCAATAATAATAAGTGCAACAAGTACAACTCAATGATTCTGTATTTAGAATCCCAATTACAAAAAGCATATAGAGTATATTGTACAAAAATACCTATAGGGCAAGTAGTACCAGACATAGAATTTTTTCGTACAATGATAGAAGAAATGCATGACGCAGATTTCTTCGAGGAATTACTAGACGAATATGAAGAATTGGGTTCACAAAAAGGAACGCATTAGTGCCAAGTATAGGCAAGTATAATCATACTTACTTTGATAATCACCCCGAAGAAAAAGATAAGGAAGGTGTTTTGTATGGCATTGTCTTAGTTAATAAACAAACTTTTAAAAGAGAGTGTATTAAAGTCGGAATAGCTAGTGGAAAGGATTGGCGGCATATTATAAAGCGTAGTAGAGGTTTTAAAGGGTATGATATTCGTATTCAAAAGACCTGGACTAGTACTCTTTATAATGTGTGGGCACACGAACAGTACCTACATGATATATATAAGCACGACAAATTTGAGCCTATGTTTAAGTTTGGAGGTCATACAGAGTGTTTCAAAATTGATTCGCTCATTCTTCAGGACTTTCCGAAAAATAAATCTTGACATGGCAACTGAATTTTGTTATAATATATAAATAGAAATTGAAAAGAAAAGAAATGAAAACAATAGTACCGCCAAAAATCTGTCCATCT